CTCCCACATCTTATTGATGGCATCTTCGTAAGCATACTTCTCACCAAGGGCTTGATTGAACTTGGCAGGGTCTACACAAGCACTCTTACCGAGGATGAGAAAGCCACAATGCAGATGTAGAAAACACAACGTTGTTGTCGTATCAGCAACGCGATGGTATTCCACCTTCTTTGTCTTTGCCTGCATGTCTGTGGTGGTGACAGACGTGCGCTTCACAGGTTCATTCGGCTGATTCATCGATGTAAGCCTCATCAACTTTCTTGACGATGTACTGGTGAGCCAACACAGCAGCAATGTGTGCGTTGCTTTCCTTGTTAGGTTGCTCAGGTTCAAATGTAATCTGAATAGAGAGGCTACCATCGTTGTCGTCAGTGAAGACAATAGTTGCTTTATTGGTTGACATATTCATGTCCTTTCAGTTGGTTGATTTTGAGGTTGTAGCAATCAGACTTCACAGTGTAGCCGTTGCTGGTATCGATTGTACCCTTCTTCATGAACACACTGTCAAGCATGTACTGTTGTTTTTCGTACACACCTAAGAACCAACCCACAGAGAAGTCGTTCTTGACTCGTACAAAAGCATAGTAGTCACACTCCTGAGTTGTATTCAATCCAGCAATAGAACACTCATAGGTTTCTAAAGGTTTGACAGAGGTCTGTTTAGTCTTAACATCCACTGTCTTACCATTGCACAGGATGAGATCGTACTCGTATGTGTTAGCCAGCACACCACCCATAACCTGTTGAGCGATGGCCTCACCAATGAAACCAGCAATGTTGCCAGCCCCACTGGTGATGCTATTGTACAGCTTGCCCATTGCTGCTGCTTTGTCTCTAGCAACGATGAGCATGTCTGCCGTAATAGCCACCTCAATCATACTTCATCTTTTGCTTAGAGCTATAGGCAGCCCAAGGAAGAAACAACAATATCCACCAGCTACCTAGGAGAGACAGAGCAGAAATTGCTATAACATCCATGATAGAAATGCTAGAGCAATGTAGCATGCACATCATTTTCTCTATTGTCTTATTCATACAAACCTTTCAATATAAAAGCAGAGGGCTATTATACCCTCCGCTAGTTAATTATTTCACAGGGCAGGCACCAGTGCTGCACTCCAGATCACCATCAAAATCAACGCTAGAAACGTCAGTGATGAGGCGAGTGTTAGCAACCATGTTGTCATATTGCTCTTCCGTAATTTCCTCAAGTGGGGCTTGAATAAACCCATGACCAGAGTGTAGTAGGAATGACAAGCTTTTATGTGAAGACTTGTAGTGTTTCTTCAGATACTTACGAATCTCTGGCAACTCTTCCAGCTTGTAATAAATGGTGCAACTAACACTGTTGTCACTCCACGCTGTCTGTAGCCACTTCACTGTCTCTAATTGGTCAATGGCTGTCATGTCCTTAGCCAACACGGCGTGATCGCTATGCCGGAATGGAAACGAAACAACAACGGTGCTGTGATCTTCTGTGCCATCGAAGTTCTTTTGATACTCCACAGGATACCCATGATCACGGCAGGTTTGTACCAGCGAATGGTTTGAACTAATGCGAATGCGGCGAATCATGAAACGAGCATAAGCAGGATGAGCACCCGGTGTCACACCCGGCAGCAACGACAGCGTACCAGATGGCTTAACTGTTGTCAGCTTAATCGAAGGATTGAAACCATGCTGCAAGCTGTATGCCACATCATGTTCACGCAGAGCAAGGTAGACATCGCTCAACCAACTCTTCTGTTCTTCAGTGCTTTCAAGCACACCAGTGATGCCAATGCCCATACGCATATTCTTATTGACAATGGCTTGTGTCGATTCCAAATGGCAAGGCAAGGACAGGCTGTGTTTGTTAATGCGATAAAGCAATTTAGCTACGTCCAGTAATTCTTCCTTAGACTTAATGTTAGGCAAGAAGATTTCAGCCAAGCAGCATGTCTCTTTGTCGGCTAAGCTTTGTTCAGCACAAGGGTTGTAGCCCATAACTTCAGCGTCCGGATATTGTGTTTCACCAGTGCGGCCAATCTTACGAGACAGTTTCAGGTTGATCAATCCGTATGGTTCGCCCTTACCTTCATAGCCATCCCAGAAGAAGTCGTGCAAATCTGTAATGTCGTTACACACAACAGAGTTGTTTGACATTGCTCGCCATGAAGGAATGTTGCCCATGTCCCAGCGCTTGGCCAGTAAGAACTCCACATCATCAGCATCACCAATGGCAATCTGTGCAGAGCGGCGTACATTACCAGCAACAACCACAGCACCAATGATATTCATGATGTCAAGGCAGTCAATAGGACGCAGCTTCTTACCAGCTCTACGCTCAAGAATCTCGCTGATCTTGTCAATGCCCCACACCAAATCTTCTGGGCCGCTGGCGGTGCCTCCAAAGCCTTTGATGGGTGCTCCCTTGCTGCGGATTAGCTGGGTTGAATAGGTGAAGGTTTGGTTGCCACTCTTGTGAGACAGGAAAGCAGCCTTCAATGTTTTACCAAGCAGAGCAACCCAGCCTTCACGGCTGTCAGGAACAATGAAGTTTGCACCAGCAGAGTTGTGACGAGTAGGCTTTTTGAAGTTGGGATGGACGATAGGCAGCTTATCAACATTGTCTTTCTGAATGTTATAGCCAACACCGCTGCCCAACATCAGCAAGTCCATTGCCCATACGAATGGCTCAACTGGCTTGTCCACCACAGTGAAGGCACAGTTTTGCAGGCTAGACAGGCCAAGCTTATCCACTGTGGCGGTACCTAGTTGCCATAGAAAACGACCAGCAACGCTGCCATTTAGTTCTAGGAAGTAGCGAGTCAGGCGTTCTTGTTCTTCTGCTGAGAAGTTGCAACCAAGTTGTGTGTTAGATGCGGTAACAATGCGCTTGATAGTGTCAGGAAATTCCTCAGTGTCGGAAGTAACATCATCTTCATTGAGACGGCGAGCGTATGTACGTTTGTAGGTGAGGTAGCCAATAGTAGACCAAGGAGTAATAGTGTTCATATAAATATTTAAAGATTAAAAAAGGAGCACAGAGGCTCCATAAGGGAGAGCAGTTATAGGCGCTATCGGTTATCTCCGCTGCCTGAAACAACAGAGCGTTGTTTTCTATCACTCAGCTTGTCTAAGTTTCCTTGACAAAGCTCTGACATAGGCAAAGCGAAGTCGTCAGCAACAGCACAAACCATCCACATCACATCACCAAGTTCTTTCTTAATTTGTTGACGAAGAACTTCGCTGTCTCCTCCATCACGAATGTGCTTAGCAACCTTCCCAGCCACCTCACCCACTTCTGCTGTTAGGTTTAACAAAGCATAGGCTTCGTTGGATGAAGGCAGGCGGTAATGTCTAGCCTGTTCTTGGTAGCTATCAATGTTCATTTTGTTTCCTTTTTAGTACGGAGTAGTTTCTCTTTTGCTGTCTTCTCTTTGTGGCACGGCTTACACAATATCTGCAGGCCGTTAAGCTCACAGAATATTCTATCAACATAGCTGTCCCAACTAAGGAACCCCTTAGCTGGATCAACCACAGGATGGATGTGATCTACCTGCACATCAGCAGCAACAAAGTGCTTAGTGCATGCAGCGCACTTGTAATGCTGTGCCATTCTGCCTGTCTTCTTATTCACTTTGCTACCAGCCAATGCAGCTTTCAAGGCTGCAAACTTAGGAGGCCATCGACGAGAGGCAGCACGTAGCGCTGAAGTTACAAAGCTACGAAACCTAGCCTCTGTCCATGCCCCACTATTTCTCACGAGCCACCTGATTGGTGACAATGCCTTCCATGTTGATGCGTTGGTCATAGTCGTGGAGTAGGCCGTTAGCAATTTCTATTGCCTCCTTACGAGTGAGCGCAACAAACTCAGCTTGGTCATCATCTTCAGTATAGACAACTATGTAGCCATAGTTCACAGGCCTGATAAGCACTTCCATTAATGACCCTCAACTTCCAAGACAGTGTAGGTCACATCAGTTAGGTCTAGACGATCTAGCGCATACGTAATGTGGGCCTG